GGGCGGGGGCCGCGGCCGGCGGCCCGCGCTGCCATGGGGGGCGTTGCCGCAGCCGCCGTCACTTCTGCGGCAGCCGCCCGGTTGTTCTGTCCGAGGCCGCCCAGCAGATTGCCGAGCCCGCCGTTTGCCAGACTCATCGCGGCGCCGCCGATGCCAAAGCCCAGCGCAGTCCCCGCGAGTCCCTTGCTTGCGTATTCCATAAAAAAATCCTCCGGTAAAAGTAGTAAGCTGGCCAGCTCCTACTCTCATTCTGCCGCTTTCCCGGTTTTTATGGGGGACAGTTCCGGGACATCTGTGTACCATTTGTGGGACATGCTTTCCTCTTAAAAATTTTCCCAGTACCCCTCTTGACTTCTACACATTTTTGAGTTTATACTAGGGGTGCGGAGAGATCCGCGAAAGAATCCTGAAATCTGGCACCGCACGATCCGCGGCACAACCATTTCAGGAATCTACAGAGATTGAACGTCGCCGTTCATCATCTGCCCATGAAAGCGGAGATCCCTTGCCGTTAAATAGGGAGCTAAAAAAGCGGAAATCCCTTGCCGTCAAGTAGGGAGCCAAAAAAGCGGAAATCCCTTGCCGTTAAGTAGGGGCTTAAAAAATCATGGGCAACTAAAAGCGAGACTTCTGCAGTCTCGCTTTTTCTTTCCCGGAAAGGTCGAATCTTGGAGAATCTTTTTATCTGCCACATCAGTGAGCGCTATATTTCCTTCCTCCATTCCCGTGACTTCCGTGTCCCGTTCAACAAGGGCCAGCGTCGCCCCTATGTCGGCGTTGTTCTCACTGTCGGAAGCTTCCGCTATTTCGTCCCCATGGAATCCCCGAAGCCAAACCATGCCAATCTAAAGCCCGGCAAGCACATCCTGAAGCTTGACGGTGGACGCCTCGGTCTTCTCGGCTTCAACAACATGGTCCCTGTTCCTGATTCTGCGATCCTTGAATACGACATTTCCGCAGAGCCGGATGTGAAGTATCGCAACCTGCTCCTGAACCAGATCGAGCATTGCAACCGTCAGAAGCTTTCCATTCTGGATCATGCCAATCGTACATACTACGATGTCGTCAATGGAAAGAGCAGCTTCATCTGTAAGATCTCCTGCGACTTCCGCGCGCTGGAGCGCGCATGCAGATCGTATAACCCGAACTATCGTCCGAAAGCCAATCCCGGAACATAGAAAAAGCGCCATGAGCCGTTGCTCATGGCGCTTTCTCTTTGTCCGTTTTCCCTACCAGACGGCGGGCGATATTGTAGATGTGCGGCAGGCGGCGGGAGATGGTTTTTCGGTCGACGCCGATCTCGGCGGCGGCGTCCAGCTGCGGGAGCCTGCGCACGATATAAAGATTCACAATCTGCTGATCGATTTCATCCAATAAGCCCTCGTCAGTGACGCGCTCCCAGTCGCTGCGCGTGAGGTGTTCCAGCTCCTTCGGCAGAGCCAGCCGCGCAGTTATTTGCTGTCACTCCCTTCGGCCCGCCGTCCAGGCAGGTTTTATCTCATGGCAGCAGCCAGTTTTTTCAGGAGATCATCGCCGTACTTGTAGTCGGCGAGATATTTGATCGTGTTGTCCGCAAGTCCTGCCTTTGCCTTGATGGTCTTCTTGGCGTCCTCGACGGCCTTGTCGACGGTTTCCGTGTCGTAGTCCACCCACGGGAGCTTGCCGTGCTTCTTCCATACACGGCTGTTGTAGCCGCCCTTTACGCCGATGTTGCCGACGCCGGTGATCTGCACGCCATTATCCCAAATGGGCGTACACTCAACGGCCAAGCCGTCTCCGATGTACAGGCCCCAGTGGCCGGGCATCCACAGGCCCTCGCCGGGAACGAGCTTATCCCAGCCGGACGCGGATACGTCCCTGCACTTGGCGATCATGCCGTCGGCAGAGACATCCGGGACAGCGTTTCCAGCGTAGCGTGCGCCTCCGTGGTAAGCATTCTTGTTGCCGTTCCAGCCCCACAGGATCCCCTTTGTGAGATTCACGCAGTCAAAGCCAAAGTAGCCCTTTCCGATCAGCCCGCGGAATCTGGCCTGCTTTGCGGCGTCGTACCAGTCCGGGTATTGCTTTGCCTTCTCAGTGATGATCCCATCCGTGACCGGAGAGCCGAAGCAGCCCCACATGTACACGGTTTTGTAATTCTTTGCAACGTCGATGTGCCGCCTGACGAGCTCGGAGGCTTTCATGATGCTCATTTCTGCGCGTCCTCCTGCGGTTTGCTTGCCGCATCGATGGCGTCCTGCGCTTTCTGGCTCTGTGTGCCAAAGTAAAACGCGATCACGACGGTGTACACCATCATAAAGTCCTGCGAGATCTTCCCGGCGACTGCCATGTACGCAAATACCGCCGTCAGCACCAGCGTGACGATGGATTTGACGCTCAGCAGATTGCCGAGCCGCTTCTTGATGTTTTCCATATGTATGCTCCTTTCAGTCCTTCAGCACGATCTCCGCGATGCGTGCTGCCGCTTCCGGGCCGTATTTCTCGGCCCATTTATCCATGTACTTCTGCGCGTACTTCGCGCGATTTTCATTTTTGGCTTTCCAGAGGTAAAAGCCGCTGGAGGCCGTTGTTTCGGCCAGCACCGCAAGCGTGATCTCCGTCAGGTCTGCGCCTGCCGCGCAGGCGATGATGAGCGCGAGGCTGACGAGCGCGCTGCAAATCAGCCACTTCTTGCTAAACTCCATTGTGCTCACACTGTTTCTCGAGCTGGTGCAAAAACTTTTTTACATCGCCGTTTCCGCCCAGCTTGACGTATTTCTGCCCGGCGATCAGGCGCTCTGCCATTGGCATTTCTTCCGACATGATGGTCAGCCGGAGGATCGCCAGATACTGCTCGTCCTGATGCTCCTGCATTTTCCCGAGCTTTTTGTTGATCTCTGTAAGACGCTCCTCCTGCGTTGTGGCCTTGCCGCGCTTTTTCTGTATCCCCCCCGCCGTCCGCCTGCCCGCCCCCCCCCCGCCCGGCGCGGCCGCGACCCGGCACAGACGAGCGTAACTATGATGGTCTTGGTGTCCATGGCTATGTACCTTCTTCCGTGATCTTCTTCCACCCGTCCGGGTTGACGGACGGGGTGTAGACGTTGGCGGCGAGCAGGGACTCGTAGAGCTCGTCCTGCCACCAGCCGCGCTCTCCCTTGGCGAAGGCAAGGGTCGCGGTGATGGTCTCGGGGATGAGGCGGTAGCCCTGCTTGTACTGGATATCCTCCCAAAGGTTCGGGGCTGCGTCCGGGGTATTTTCGGCCGTGTCCCAGATGTCGACGGCTGCGCGCTTGATGCCGCCCTGCCAGCAGATGCGCGTGCCGGACTTGACGAGACTGCCGTCGCCCGTCAGCTGCGGGAACAGCTCCGGGGCCTCGGACGCGTCCTTGTCGGGCAGGCTGGCCGCGGCCGTCACGATGGCGGCGCGCAGGGTCTGCGCTCTGCTCTCGCCGATGGCGGTATAGACGGGCATGCCCATGAGGGTCGCGGCGGTGTGCTGGGCGGCGGCTTTTTCTGCCTCTGCCCGCTCGAGGGGCAGGGGCTTGCCCATTTTGACGGTGATGGTGCCGTCGCGGTTGTCGGTGACGGGACCGGCGAGGATGAAATCCGCGTAGTCGTCCATGTAGCGGTCCTCGGCGGTCTCGGTCGTCGACTTGACGGTTCCGTCCTCGTTCATCTGGACGTTGCCCTCTGCGTCCAGCACAGGGACGGCCGTGGTGTAGCGGTGGATCATGCCCCAGACGGCGCCGTCGCAGAACAGCGCCAGCGGGTCTGCAACCGCGCTCTTTTCGATGGTGACGGCGCGGCTCTCGCGCCCGCCCCAGTCGGCGTCGCGCATGCGGCCAGCGGCCGGTCGCGTCTCGATCTCCTGCCCTCCGATTGTGATGTACCAGGTGTCCATAAGTTCCTCCTGTCTATTGCTGCACGGCATTGGCCTGCAGCCATGCTAATAGTGCGCCTGTTGGCATTTCAGCGAAAGTCACTGTCCGGAATGCCTCTTGCGTCCAGCTCCCGTTGAAATATGCGTACCAAATATCGCCTGGCCCGTAAGAGTAAACAATGCTTGGCCGAGAGCCTGCAGTGATCATGAAGTAGTCAAATTTTTTCCCGTTTGATGTAAAATCAATGGCTTGCTCAAAAACCATTATTTTTGGGGACTCATTTATGATCCACGTCAGCCCGTCGCTGAACTTGACCTCATACGCTGTCCCATTCACCAGCGTTCGACCCCCCCGATTTGGTAACTTGTACCAGCAATCAGGTCGGTGCCGCCTTTGATGGCGTAGGATGTGCCGTCTTTCAAAATGTGGTGTGTGCCCATGTGAGACCTCCTTTATGCTGCTAGGGTGTAGGTGCCGTCGGGGTTTTGAATCACGGGGAAGGTGCCGGGGAGGGTAAAGGCGGGGCGGACGCCGTTCCCGTTTCCACAGTACTGTTCGGTGACATTCCCGGCGGTATCCAACACGTACACGTCTGTACTTGAATATTCTTTTGGGGTTCTGGTCCATTGATGAATATTAGATCCATTTAGTTTTGCGGCAGCAAGCAGGCTACGCACCGTCTGGTCCAATGGAGTCCCATCTCCGCCGCCGCCCTTCAGCTCACCTATGGACAGTATAAACGCATTTTTCGTTAATTCTCTCCTCGTTTGATATTCATCGATGTAGCAGTAAATTTTTGTTTGCCCTGCCGCGCCTTGAATGGCAGAGTCCAACAGCCCTAACCATGTATCCGCGAGGAAAGCGGATACAGTGGATGTTGGGAATAGGTTGGAGCTGCTCCACTGGGAGAACGCAATTCGTTCGTAGCATTCCTTGCGCACAATCAGCGTGCGCCCAGCCCCGTTAAGCCCGCTCTCGTAGTCGTGCTTGGCGATATAAAACGGCACGGGGCTGCCGGATTCGTTCAGGTACAGGATCGCGCCGGGGGTGATGGTGCTCAGGGGAATGCCCTTCGAAAACGGTACGGTGAATGCCGTCCCGCCGATGAGGGTCTTCCCGGCTTTGCAGCCGTAGCCTGTGCCGCCGATCAGCTCCCGGCCGCCGGTCACGGAATAGGCCGTGCCGGAGATCAATGTCTTGTGCGCCATGGGGCCTCCTCACTCATACTGCCAGTTGATGGCCATGTTCTCGGTCGGCGTGGTCTCGGCGGAGACCAGGGTCTGCTTGGTGATGTTGCCGGTCTTCATATAGTCCGTGCCCGCCACGGCCACCGCCCAGGCCGTCGGCTTCCCGCTGGCGTCCACCGCCTTGACCTTGATCAGGTCCCCGACGGCCGCGCCGGAGGCGAGAATCATATCTTGCTTTCCGTTCCACGCGTCTTTGTTGCTGCGCACGTCGGCGATAGCCTCGTCGATCTGCGCGCCGGTAAACTGGCTGTTGTAAGCCATACGATCACTCCTTCATACACAGAAAATCCTCGCCGTCCGCGGTCTTCAGCGCCTGCGACTCTCCCAGCGGGATAAAGCCGTAGTTGTCGTTCCAGCTGCCGTCCGCGCCCTGCGCGAACAACGAAATGCGGTATTCCCCATCACCGGAAAGCAGAAAATCGTCGTAAACCTCAAAGGTGCGCTGCGTGCCCGCCGGGGTCTGTGAGAAGGACGCGATCAAAGCGCCCTTCCCGCGGCCCCAATCCTCGCCGGACTTCGTCGCGCGGCACTCGAAGGCCGTGTAGGCGATGTCCGACGAGAAGGAAACGGTGATCGAGTCGAACCCCGAGACCGCCGAGATCTTGTTGCCCGTGATGGAGAATGTCAGCTGCGGCGCGGCCATCAGGCGGCACTCCAGGTCCCGGCGGCGTTCTTGACGAAGACCTTGACGATCTTCGTGCCGTCGCCGGAAGACGCTGCCTCGAGGTCCGCGCCCTTGACAGTGACGTTGATGGCGGTGTTCTTCTTGTAGCCTCCCTCCGTGCCGCTGACGTTGGTG